CTATTATACCACACCGCAATCCCGCTGTACAGGGTTATGCGTAACAACCTGACACTTGTTCAGCGCCTGGAATTTCTTCACACTTACATTCCCACATAGCGAATGACTCATAGTAGCCAGTGAAGTAGTATGCCTTCATCTCCGTCTTACAGAATGGACACACTGGCATTACGATTTCTTTTTCTTCCACAATATTCTCCTTAGTCCAACAACCACACAGTGTTTACACCATCACGTACTTCCATGTTTTCCAAGTCGGAAACATATTCGCCACCGTTTTGCTCCATCATCACAACCTTGTCACCATCGTAACCTTCTAACAATTCTATCAACTCACGTACTGTCATTTTATATCCTTAAACAAAATCAAATGCAAACTCTTCGTCAATCTTCGAGACGATGATTCCACATTTCATTGACTGAAGCAACTTAGACTCGATCTTAGCTGCTTGCTTAGCATTACATTCAACAAACAATGTACCATACTTGAACTCTGCTGAGAAGAAACCAGACTCAGTGTTCATTGCTTTACGTACCTTCTCGAGAACCACTTTTTCGAATGACATATTTTGTATTCCTTTGTTTGTTTTGTTAGATTGATTATACAACATGTCGAGATTTTGTACACCGTTATTTTAATAGTTGACTAAAACTAGCTGTATACTTTAGGTAACAAAAAGGGCTCCTAATGGAGCCCGTGTAAACTGAATACTTTTGTTTTAAGATTCTTGTGGTGTATTGTAATAGTCATACACCTTGACGTAGTAAGCAAAGCGTAATGGCTCATGCTCTATGTCAGGTAAATCATCACCAAAATATTCTTTCATCGCTTCATACTTAGCGATTGCTTCTTCATCTGTCATAAGTGCACTCCATCATCTTCATCTGGTTCACCGTATGGTACAACATACCAATCATCTTCTTGTAGAACATACTCACCGCGCTTTGCCTTCTCATCATTCTCTAGTTGTTGCTCACGTTTCTTATTCATGAGCTTCATGTTGGCGATACCTTCAGGTGTTTGTAGGTACTCATGTTTGTTTTGACTTAACTTCTGTCTAGTCTCATCAGTAACTTCACGTCCTTTGTTTGAACATGCAGTTGAGCAATACATACCACGACCTTTGTGTATGATACCACATGTCGGGCATTGTTTTGGTTTGTATCGTCCTGGTTTGATGTTTTGCATATGTTACGACAAAGGGACCGAAGTCCCTTTGTAATTAAGCTTCGTTAGCTAGTTTGCTAAAGTAACTCAATGTGTCATCCTCATCACTTGCATCCATAGGAGCATGTTGAGTACGACCTGCGCTTGGTGCTGAAACGCTTTCATCCAACTTAATAGACTCAGCAGTTGTACGTGGAGCAGAAGCACCAAGTACACGTTCCAACTTAGCTTTCAACTCATCGTATGTCTTGTACTTTGAAGCATCAGTGAAGTCCTTCAATGTATAGACCTTTGAGTAGATATCCTCAAGAGCGCTGTCATCACCATTTGCCAATGCAGATGGCTTATCAAACTCAGACTTATCGTAGTTACGATAGCCTTCAACATTACGAATCTTCAACTTAAAGTTGGCACCTTCCCACATATCGAATGGGTTAACAGGTTGCTCATCTTGGAATTGAGGTTGCATAACATCCATCATCTTGTCAAAGATCTTCTTACCGAATTGGAAGAGGAATACCTTGCCTTCGTTTTCAGGATGTGCTGGATCGCTCACAACAAGAACGTTAGCAACGTAGTGAAGACGACGCTTCTGCTTACGTGCAATTTCCTTGTCTGAATCCAAACCAGAGTTCCACAACTTAGTGTTGACTTCACCAACTGGGTCAGGTTGACCAATAGAGGTCAATGACTTTTCGATGTACCAACCGCCTGGGCCTTGGAAGCCATGATCCCAGTAACGAGTCCATGGAAGATCTTCACCTGCTGGAGGTGGCAAGAAACGAAGTACAGCGAAGCCGTTACCAGCTTTGTCTACTTCTGGTTTCCAGAATCGATTGTCTTCGTAGGATTGAGTTTGACCTGCGCCGCCAACTTTATCAGCTGCTGCGACGAGTTTATTGATAGCGCTTGCGCGACTTGCTTTGAGATTTGCTAATGACATTGTATTTTCCTTTTATTAATGTACAATTTTAAACAGAGTATGGAGTAACTATTATATCATGTTACGTTAGATTGTAAACAATCTTTTAACGCTTCCTTGACTTTTTCGTTATTCACCGTGATGAAGGGATCGTACTTCAAGATCTTCCTAGAAAGTTCAGGCCACAAAATCGGGTCTTTAATTTCTTTGTTGAACTTGGGCATGAACCCTAAGTAGCGATTGAGAACTACAAACGTTTCAAGAGGGATTTCATCTTCTAATAGTTTTTTGACTAAGATAGGATGTTGTCCATCATCAATAACAAATAGACTTTTGAAGTCATTATCGCTTACTAATTTATATATATCGTTCTTAAACCTATAAGTGAAAGATTCCATTAACGCTTTGTATTGTTTATACGTATCGTCAGCAGTTTCTTCATGTAGATCGCCAATCCACTTCGTACCATGATGAGCGAAGTTGCATGCAAAGAATGTTTTTAGTTCACTCAGTCCATGCTTCTTCGCTATCTTGGCAAAGAAGTACTTATCACGTCGAGCAAAGAAAGACTTAGGTGTTACGCTAGTCTTCCCATTATATTTGAAGTAGTCGTACGATCCTTCGAAGTGTAACTTACATGCGTTGTAAATTTTATACGCTTCAAAAGGTTCATTCGAATTGTAGCTCATTCTTCTTCTTCAAATAACCAAGATTCATCCCTTCAGCTTCAAGCTTTGCCTTGATGGGATTACTCAATAATTTAGCAATGTCCTCTGGGTCAATCATACGTTCCTTGCAGATATCAATGATAGCATCAAGGTATGTAGATCGATCAGCCTTCATTCGTTTCTCAACGAGTTCAGAGAACGTCTTCTTTGTGTATAGGCCTTCTGGTTGTTCACTCATAGTTTGTCTTTATAATATATGTGCGTGCCAATAGAAGTTACCTTCGTTAATTTGTGCCAGCCTGGATTCACATAGTTTGCATGATAATACGTTGCGCCTTGAGTGACGTCAACACCTTTTTGGTAATACATCTCTAACGCTGACTTAACAGCAGTAAGTGATTCATTCCAAGTTGCTTGGTCAACACCTCGACCCATCAACTTCTTATCACAATACCAAGAGAATTGACATGTAGTCTTGGTGCTACTCTTGGTGCGTGATTGATAGACCACTTCGCATGCTTCCTTTGGGAATGCTGGGTCCTTCATACGATTTAATACTACATGAGTGACAGCAATCTGTGACATTTGACTATCACCTTTTGCTTCGTAGTATGCGTTACGTGTTAAACAATATACATCTTGGTCGTTCAATGGAATCGGATTTACAATTGCCGATAACCATGTTGCGATTGAGAGTAATATTTCGTTCATCTAGTTGCCTTTAGTATGATTGTATCTTCGTTCAATCGTCCATTTGGTGCACTCGGTTTTGTAGTGAGGGCAACAAACGCCTTGGCTGCTTTCATCTTTGCAGATGTCAGTACCTCGGCCAGAGTAACTTCAGGCTTACGCAGTTTGCGTGTTTCGGATGTGGATTGATCGTACTTGGTGATGGTAGTACCCTTGATTTCGAATCCAACGCCTGACTCAGCGATGTATCGGGTAAGTGCTTTGTACTTAATGTTGTAAGTCCAAAGTTCTGTAGCACCAATAATCTGAGACGGATTGATAGAAACTAATTTATTCTCAGGTGACTCCTTCAAGTACTTTAATTTTGAGAGTTGTTTCTCGATTGATACAGGTTTCTTTGCGCGTACCTTACGGACAGTTTTGGTGTTTGTACCAAATCGCTGAGCGTCTGTAATGATACCCTCGAACCAGCCAACAAATTCTTTCTTACGTTTAGCAGAAAGGTGACTGTAAGCTTCCACTAGTTGTGGATCTGATTTATTTATAGCTTCCTTCATCTCGGTGAGGTGGCGCTGAGCCCAATCAACAATGTACTTAACTGCTTGAGTTGGCAGGATTGCTGCCTTCATTGCTTCATACACGTCGATCTTTGGAGATTCACCAAGGATCCATTGGTCAAGCATGTCTTCAAGATCACCAAGAACAGTTTCCTGTGCTTTGAATTTGATACGATCTTGTACAGTTACAACAGGTGCTTTGTTTGCATCGTCTTCAGCTTCTCTATGAGCTACCAAACGCTTAGCACCTTTGAGCAACATGTCTTCAACGTTGTTCTTTATCCATGTGTATTCTTTATCGCGGAGTACAAGACCGCGGCCCCGCATACGAAGTAGAGCTCCGGATTGCAAGAGACAACTCCAATCAGGCGCAGCGTTAAGTAATTCAATTTTGTCTTTATCGAATCCAAGTTCATCTTTAGCATACTTAATCAAATCCTTCTTAAAGTTCTTGCCAGTGTAATAGTAGTTATAGAAGTTGAATGCACGCATCAATGCGATCGTACGAGCTTGCTCATCTTTGAACTCAACACCATGATGGATAGGTTCTTCACCAGTGTAGTTGCTATCAGCATGAGCTGGATTTGCAATACGTTTCTTTGGTGGTTTATATGCTTTGCCGTCGATCTTAATTGTTGCCATGATTGTCCTTTTAGTCTATACTACTATTATACCACATTTTAAGCCCGCTGTACACTCTTCACAGAATCAATTTTGAATGATCGCCAGCCTTGAGACTCTAAGTCCCAAACTGCAAGCACATTATCATTCTCAACTTTAACACGATCAGTCTTCTTTTCTTCACTTGACTGCGGGATAAGTGTCTCATTGAGTGTACACTTCATCACACGTTCAGATCCATCAACCTTAGTGAATGTAACGTTTGCTGTGTAAGTCTTAAGGGTAGACTTAATACCATCTTTAGTGAATGTCATTTCTTCTTTTCCTTTTCAATTTTCTTTTCAACTTTATCTTCAGCTTCTTTAATACCATCTTCAATGTAACTATCAAGCTTTTGCTCAATGATAGTCAACACCTTACCTGACATTTGTTGAACCTTATCGTTCTCTGCTACCTTTTGTGCAGCGTATGCTCCAACCATTGTGTATGCAGTTTTCTCAGTTGGCAATAAAATCAAAGCCCATGCACAAACCACACCAACCCAGAATGCTTTCCATACACGATTTCTGATACCTACAAGTTTATTCTCATAATCGTTGCTGTACGCTGAGATGTCTATCCAATAGATTCCATTGATTACTGTAACTGCACAACACATAATAATGATTGCGAAGAAGAATGAACCAATGCCATGCAACAAGCTAATGACATATACTAATAATGCTAAATCCATGTTTTACCAATCAGAAGAGACAGATGAAGAAGATGAGTCGCTTGAAGAACTCGACCATGAAGAAGATGAATCACTTGAGCTAAAGCTTGAACTTGCTGATGCTCGGCTATCACTATCATCAAAGCCCCATGAAGAACTTGATTTCGATGGTGTAGGTGTAGGTGTATCAACCTGAGGATCGTACTTTGGTGTACTAATCGTTGGTTCATTATGATGACGTGTTACAGCGTCCATGATCATCATATTCACAAGCATATCAGTTGCACCATTATCATATGATTGCATACTTTGAGTAGGTGAAGAAGCATATGTTGGTTTTACTTCTTCACGCTTTTCAAACATACGTTTCTTTGGAGGTGGGGTATTATCTACCGCAGTCTGCAACATACGATCTCGTCGTTCTTGACGCTCCTTACGAATGCGATTGTTTTGTTCCTCAATAAGTTCCATTTGTCGCTTATCAGCTTCAACACTTGCCTTATGAGATTTCAATAGGTACACCACAAATCCGCCAGTTGTAAGACATGCGATTGCACCGAAGAGGAGAGCCATGAAGTCAGACATATTACTTACCCACATTCAAAACAGGTGATTGACCACCAAGAACCAATGTACCACCCTTGAACTGAGCAATAGCTTGTGCTTGAATCTTAGCAGCTTCAGCATTCATCATACGTGTTTGAGCATCCATGTATTGAATAGCACCAGAGTTTTGAGCCAATGCTTGAATACGTTCAGCTTCCAACTTAGCAGTACGAACTTCTGCTTCCTTTTGTTTGGTTTCGTTCTTAGCACGTACCAAAGCGTTTGCAGATTCAACAACAGTGTCAGCAGGAATCACATTACGAATCAAGACCTGAGTGATATTGATAACACCACCAAGGTTCTCACTAGCAAGTGTGCCAGCAACAGTCTCACGGATTTCGCTTTCCATCACAGAACGATTATCGCCCATGTTCAATGCTTCGTGTTTACGAGCAGCTTTGTAAACAGCGTTACGGGTAGCATTGAAGATGTAGTTGTACATCAAGTAGGTGTCACCATTATGAACAGCATGGAATGACTTATTCTTGGTGTTATAGATCTCAGCGATTTGACTTGGATTGATGTTGTAGATAACAGTCAAGTCAAAGTCTTTCATGGTAGAGTTGTCAGCAGCTTGTGGATTCAAGTCATCAACCTTAACAGCAACTTCTTTAACTGGGAATGTCAATACATCACCAACGAATGTCTGGTTGAACGATCCTGGCAATAGTTCTTCATTCTTAACTTGTTTATCAAAGCCAACACGAAGACCAACCTCACCAGTTTCAATACGTGTACAAGCTGGCAAAGATGCGATTGCGGCAACAACTGCCAAGAGTTTCATAGATGTTTTCATGTTGTCTTTCAAAATAAAATAACGATTGTTGAGAGGATTACAGATGCAATAGTTGCGGTAACTAAACCGTAGGTTGCTACCTTTACAGTAGACCATCGTTCATTGTTTGGCATATGTCGCCACATTCCAATTAGGCCTGTGACAAAACCCCAAAGTAACAAGAATGTAATGATTGCTTTAACCATTAATAGTCCATTGAGTTACGGAATTCACCGAGACCGAATTCGCCACGAAGGCTCATGACATCGTCAAATTCAACAGAGTTGTCATATGCACCGGTCAGATCAGACTTAGCTTTGACCTTTTTCTTAGGTGCCATACCTGAAGCCCAGCGTTGTGAGTTCTCAGATGGACCTGCAAGTTTTTGCTTGAGTGTCTTGTTTTCTTTGACCTTAGGTGTCTTAGCAACTGGAGCAACATATGCTGCCAACTTGTAAACACCACGACCTTTACGATTCTTTTCTTGGAGCAACCACATTGGGTATTCTTCAGTGCCCAAGACACGCATGGTAGAAACGATTTGCTTACGATTCAAGAGACCATCAGTCTTGATCTCAGGGTAAGTTGAGAAGAGTTTGTCTTCGAAAGATTGAACGAATTCAGCAGAGAAGGATTTTGCAATACGGGCCATTTGTTACTCCATAATAAAGATTGTTTGCATGATAGAATTATACCACAGTTCAAGCCCGTTGTACAGGGCTTTTTGCAATTATTTTGCAAATTTTTTCATAGCGTCCAAGCCTGAGAGCATCAAGCCCATGCCTGCGATTGCCATAGGAACCAAAGCAAAGAGTTGGCCGTCAGTTGCATTATCCATGCCACCAACAGAACCGAAAACGATCAAGAAACCGATTGCCATACGAATAGAACCTTGCATTTTGTATCCTTTGTTTGATTTGATAGAATAATTATACCACCGTTTGCGGGTCTTGTACACCTTTTTGTGTAAAAAAATGCCGACTGTATCATTTTAGACACAGTCGGCAAAGTAGTACTAAAGGTTACAGTTTTAAGCTGTTACAATTTTATCAAGATGAGCTCTAAAAGCCTTGACTTTTGCAGTACGATCAGGCCAATGAATGTAGGCTTTTTCTGGGTTTGCTTCAAGGTTCTTTAGAAGTGGTTCTACAGCTGAACGTAATTGTTTAATCTTTGCTTGAAGTTTCTCAACTTCTCCAGCGCTTGCTTCAACTTGAGCTGTTACAACTTGTACAGCATCAAGCTCATCCTCTGTCATGGCTGTAAAGCCAAAATCGAATACGTCTTCGTTCATAGTAAATCCTTAAGTAATGTGCCTTCTTTAGTGTTATGCACAATGATGTTTAAATCTTTGTAAGCTTTCCATTTTTCTCGCCAATGTACCCATAAGTCAAACTGAGCTCGACTACGTGGAATGACTAAATCGCTACGTGTTTCTTGAGTGTCTTCCCAGATCGAATTGAATCCCCAAAGGTGTATCTCAGTGTAGTCATGGTCTAGACACCAATCAGTTGCTATGTGACCAGAGCTTTTGTATCGTTCAAGTTCTTCGATTAGGTGAATGATGTCAAACTCATCAACCATGTCTTGTTCTACTAATGTTGGCATAGCGTATCTTGATGTAATGATACGATTGTTTGGGATAAGACTTCTATTGCCTTTGTAGATCATAAATGGTTTACAATCTACTATCACGCTTAAATCTACTGGAACTTTTTGGAAGTTACATCCAACTGTATACTCACCATCAGGTTCGAACAAATCTATTGATGGGCCATTGCCTAAAATGTGTGCTTTCATATGGCTTTATTTATAAATAGCTGGTGAGTGAGTAGTTACACTCAATAGGAAAAGCAATGGACAAAAAGTCTTCACTTTTTGCTATGACTACATATCCGGCAAATGCCGTTGAATCGATAACAATTTTAAAACTATACGATGTAAATTCTATCACTGGAGTGAGGTGATATGGATCCGCTTACGCTTTTTATGTTGGCCAACTCAGCAGTTGCTGCGGTTAAGCAAGGCTGTAAACTATACAAAGACATTAAGAGTGCAGCAGGTGAAGTTAAAGACGTTATCAAAGACTTAGACGATCAGTTTAAGAAACTCCATCCACCTGAAAAGCCTCCAACAGTAGAGCAAAAAGCTCAGTTCATCCAAGAGAAGAACAAAGTTGTTGAGATGAACAAGAAAGCCAATGAAGGTGCTCATGATGGCATCTATCGTGAAATTGGCGATCACCTTGGTACTTACTACGATAACTTCTATAAATGCATGGCTGTCTTTGATGAAGAAGAACGCCGTGCTGAAAATGAAGTTTACACAGGTGATGCTTCATTAGGTAAACGTGCTCTACAACGTGTCCTAATGCGTAAGCAACTTGAACAAATGTCAGTTGACTTACGTGAATTAATGGTATACCAATCACCACCTGAATTAGGTGCTTTGTATACTGAAGTTGAGGCAATGATGAAACACATGGGTGAAACTCAACGTGTACTTATTGCTCGTCAAATGAAGAATCAGGATATAGCTAAGAAAAGAAGAAAGCAAAGAGTTGAAAGATTGCGTACTGAGATCGCTATTGGTGTTGCAGGGTTAATCTTTGCAACATGCATTGGCTTGACATTTGTTTATGTGATTAATGATAGAATACAAAAGTATCCTCACTTAGGAACAGAGTGGATACCTAAAACAGAAGAACAAAGAAGATTAGAAGCAGCGCGCAAGATTTGGACTGGACGATAATGAGAGATACACTAAGAAACCTAATGCAGTATGGCTTAGGCACAGCAACAATAATTGTTATGTGCTTATGTGGAATACTACTTCTACTAATAGTTGGAATAGGAATAGTGATGGCAAAAGCGGCACTATTCATTAAATAAAAAAAGGGACCTTACGGTCCCTTTCCAGTTTCTGAAGGATTACTTCTTTGCTGGTTGCTCAACTTCAAGTTTCTTATGAACTTTCATCATCTTACATTCTTGTTGTGGTTTACCATCTTTACCGTTAACCACTTTGCCATCTTTACCAATCTTATCAACACAAACCTTTTGTGGCTCGTTTGCTAACACTGACAATGATAGTGTACATAGTACAATTGCTAATAATTTTTTCATGTTAATCTTTCTTTGCAAATTTTTCTGAAACTGTAAAACCTAATCCTGCTACGACGATGTACATCATAGACTCGAATAAAGTTGCTGTTGCTTTGTAACCAAAGAATTGATCGGCTACATAAGAAACACACACCACAATAAATGCAGCGAGTGTTACTACTCTCTTACTGCTAACAGAGCCATTGGCTCCATCAGCTAGCATACTGTTTAACCAGTTCATAGTTCCTCTTGCGGTGGTTGCACCGGCATTGGTTTACCAGTTGAACTCATAAGTACTTGTGGAGTAAAATTCTGAGTTACTGGTACATTACCATACGATTGTTGTACAACTGGCGCAGGAGGTGGTGTTGGGTTCAACACTTTGGCTTGCTCAATTGTCATCTTTGCTGCAGCTTCTGTATTTGACTGTGCTTGCTTTTGTGCTTGTAACATTGCTTCTTTGTCTTCCTTAGAAGTACCAGCCAACATGATACCTGATAGAGTACCTGTTAGGAATGTAGCAATAGGTACAATCAACTCAAAGAACTTTTGGTCAATAGGACTAATAGCGTTCAAAGGTTGTGTAACAAAGATTAGTGAATACAATACCACGAACACAATGCCGAACAAAGTCAATGATAAACAAATACCAATGAAGAACTTTAGACGAGCCATTAACTGTTCGTCTGTATAAATGAATGATTGATTATTTTCCACAGTTCGCTCCTTGTGAAACTGGTGTTGCAGCCACTGCTGGCAC